GCAACAGTTGTGTTGGTCAAATTGGTAACAACGTATGTTCCCACACCTCCTGTGCCCAATGCAAATGATGTAACAACCACACCAGCAGGTACCCCAAATCCAGTTACAATCATGCCCACTGCCCAGACACCGGTTATGGTGCCAGCAATGGTCATGGTGTTGCCAGTGATGGAACCCACAGTGGCTTTGGCTGTGCCTGTGGTTGCAGTTGCCGCTTGATTGATCAAGACCGGAACTGCTTCTACTCCAGTATAAGCATATGGGAATGCCAGTGCAACTTGAATACTTTGAAAATTACTACCAAACAGTAAATCGTAACGAACTGCATCAATGACATCACTGATGTAATTTTGCAAATTAGTTGTGCTATAGGCGTAAGATAAAATTTGATCTCTAGCGTAATTAATAGCCGCATTGATTTGTTGTACACTTGAACTCACATCACTGTTGTATGCATTAAACAGGATGCTGCCTTGCGTGGTACTGTTAAAGTTGGTACCCAACGCCAAGTCGTAGCCAACACCGCTAACAATATTTTGTATAATGTTTGAATAACGAGTCTTATCAAATGTGAATGTGTTTACATATTTTTGATTTAGATATGCAATGGTTTCATTTTGAATGAAAGATTTATTATTTTCTAATAGAATACTGGCGTCTTGATAACCTTGTACGGCTTGATTGCCGCCTGTAAATGAAACGCTTAGTATTTGACTCTTGTACTGGTTAGGGCCAACGGTGTATGCAATGGTTTGTCTGTAAGGTCCAGGTTCTGTAAATGCTGTATTGATTACATTTTGAGCTTGTAGCAATGCCGCACCCACTGAACGATATGCATATTGCCATGCACGGCCTTCGCGGCCAGCGGGGGTATTTCTCTGTGTATCATCTCCCGCAGTGCTGACATACAAGTTCGTGCCACTGTAATATGAGTTGTTGTCTACATAGAATTTTGTGGCCGCTTGCAGATCATCGGCACCGTTACGTACACCAAACCCGCTCATGCTGCCAGGATGATCACTCAATGTCAATGCACCAGTCATGGAATCGCCGTCACGCAACACAATGTGTTGACGCTGAACAGCTTCTGTCTTGACATAGTTACCAGTTAATGAGGGATCATAATCTTGATCGTTGGTTTGTGCAGTGGTTGGCATGGCACGCACACGTAACGCACCTGCAACTTGTCCGTTGGTAGCTTGTAAAAAATTTGTATTTGCATAATCAACTGTGACTGCCAACTGCCCCAGCGTTGTGCTAACACCTTGGCTGGCATAGACTGCATTGAATGCCGCCACTAGATCTGCACTTGGATTACTCAATCTACCAATGGTGAAAAAGTTGGCGTTGATTGGTGCGCCCATGCTTGGAGCCGCATCGTTGATTAGACCAATAGCAGTGCTGGCAATAACAACTTCTTGGTTGCTGGTTGTGTCAATATTGATACCAATACCAGCAGTGAGAGTACGAGCAGTCAAACTGCTACCAGTGGTACTTCCCATGATAATCTGATTTTTACTATAACTTGTTCCAGCAATCTTGCCGTTGGTTGTTAGAGTGCCAGTGACAGAGCTGTTGAATGTGATGCTGTTGGTGGTTGCTGATGCAACAATGTGTCCGCCATTATAGCCAGCTGGCACACATCCACTAACCACAATGTTTTCATCAACGTTATAAGGTATTCCAAGCCCGGGATTTGGGTTTGCAAAGTACAAAGTTACCTGAGCGCCATTGGCACTAGCACTGGTAGTGGTAAATCCAGTGGTACCGGGCGCATCGGCCAAGTTACCAAATTTGATGAATCCACCTACGCCAAATACAGCATACAGTTCATTAAAGTTTGCATTAACTTTGTTGAACGATTCGCGGATACTATCGCCGGTACCATCGTTGCCTTGTATACCAATATCAATTATATTTTGTGCCATTTATTAAACTCCAAAGCTAGAACCGCAACCGCACGTTGTTTGTGCGTTGGGATTCTTTATGCTGAATGAACTGCCCATTAATTCTTCTTTATAATCTATCTCAGCACCTGTAAGATACTGCATACTCATTGCATCTACAAGAACCTTGAATTCATCCAAGGGTATTTCAAAATCGTCTTCATTGGCTATTTCGTCAAATGTAAAGCCATAGCTGAATCCGCTACAGCCGCCGCCTTGAACAAATGTACGTAATGATAGGTTAGGATTGCCTTCTTCGTAAAGAAGATCTTTGATTTTTGCTTTTGCTGATTGAGAAATAGTGATCATGATTGCCCTTGATATGGTATTTATCAAATGCTTTTTATAATCTTAATGTAAATACTAGATGTATATCAGCACCGAATTTAGACAAACACAGTATGTGCGCACCAGCAAGCGTGGCAAACACCATACCTATGTTAGAAACAAGCGTGTACTAGTATTTAGATGCGATGCATGTCAGGAAGTGTTTACCCGTGACAAGGGCAACATGGACCCCAACAGGATCAACAACAACTATTACCATGTGTGCGGCAATTGTGATGCCAAGAAGTTTGCGCAGATGAAGGGCGTTGAAAGCCGCAGAGTATGGGATATGCCCGTGAGCAGTCTTAAGACGCTAGACCAATTCTAGCACTGATCACATTCCAATCAATAATTTTCCATTGATTGGCCAGGTACCCTTTCTTGTCAGCTTGATAGTCAAGCGCCCAAGCATGTTCCCACCAATCCACCAACAGCACAATGTCCATACGGATTTCGTGATTTTTGATTGTTTTGATTTCGCCCCTGTGAGACAGATACACCCAACCACTGCCTTGTATTGCCATGGCTTCTTTGAGAAACTTGTCTTTGAATGTGTCGAATGTTTTAAAATGCTTGTCAATAAATTCGCCAGCTGAGCCGTTTGGCTTGTTAGAACCGGTGGGTTTTTGAAATTGCGTAAAGTATATGTCATGCAAAAACGCTCCAGCCTCGTTGAAATCAGGATCGCCTTCACCTTTGTTAAAACGCTTCACATACCCACTGTATAGATCTCCATAATGATAGTCAATGGTATCTTCACTCATGCTGGGCTCTAGATCATCGCGGGCATAGGGCAACTTGGTTTGAGTTAAAGTCTTGGGAGTATTACCCTCGTTTAGGGTGATATGACGAATAAAGTTGTACATAATGATATTTATCGTATAAATATTCTACAGGAGATATAACCATGTTACATCACATTAAAAAATTATTCGGTATCAAACCCAAGACAGTAGAGGCAGAAGTTCCATACAAAGTCGAAACTCCGGCTCCTACACCGTCACTTGCTGTCGAAGCAATGGTGACCAGCATAGTAGTAGAAGGTGCTGGCCAAGTAGATATTCCAGCTGAAAAGCCGGCCAAGAAAAAGCCGGCAGTCAAAAAGGCGCCGGCCGCTAAGAAACCACGTGCTCCAAAAAAGCCTAAACCAGTTTAAGTTCTAGCGCCCTGTTGTAAACTTGAGCACTGCTCAAGTTTTTGCCTTTTGATTCGCACATGATGTCAAAGTGTTCCCAGAAGCTGAGAGCCCAATCAGTCACGGGCTGATTCCAATACCAATCACTGTGTGCCCGCATTTTTTGTTTCTTGTAGCCTGTGGCCAACAGTTGTGCATGGTCCGGCATGATGTCCACGGAATGATCCACTAGCACGTCTTCTCTTGATACACTGTAGTGACACACCGGACGTACACCGCGCCATGAATCAATTATGCGTTTGACTCTGTCGTCTGTGGGTTGAATGTACTCTCCAGTGCGGATCCAATGGTGGTGAATGTCCAGGACCAACGCACAATGATCCACAAGCTCAATACTGGAATCCACTCCCCAGGAGTTTTCATCGTTCTCGATAGTGATGCAGTTTCGAGCTTCGGGGCTCAGCTTCTTCAGTGTTTCTTTGATACCTTCAGGACCACGTTTGCCTGAGATATGCACATTGATCTTCATGTCTTGGAATGTTCGACCAAAGCCCATCCAACGAGCCATGTCCGCATGATATTCAAATTCTTCAATCGATCGTTCCACAATGCCGGGATTTTCACTAGCCAACACACAGAACTGTCCGGGATGGAAACTGATACGCACATCATGTTTGCGAGCCGCTTCACCCACAGGAGCAAAGATCCGTTCGCAATGACGTTGTTGCTCTGGATGTTGCCACCAATCAATCCAATTTTTTTCAGTGTAGCCACTCAGCATTTCTGAGCCAATACGCATCATTCTGCGTTCGGCAGGCAGGGTAGCCACACGTTCAATCTGTTTGACTGCGGCTTTGGTGTTGTGATTCATCAAGTCATATTGACGTTGTTCAGCTTCTAGTGGATGCTCACGGAGCCATCGCATGGTGGTACTGCGACCATTCAGCTCTCTATTAGCGGCATTGACCTTCATGCCTCTCACTTCCGTAGCATCATCTAGCCATTTGCAAGCATAACCAATTCGTTTTGTGTGTGTCATTACCAGTGCCTTATTACGCCTAAGATTATAAAAATGTTTGTAAGCACATATGATAACACAATCGTCGTACGAATGCAAGCAATTCGGTCCGATTCCTCGTCCGAACTGCCTGATTTTTCTCCCAATGCTTTGGCCCAAAGGCGCCAGTAATTTTTAGCCTTCGTACGTAGCTGAATTAGCACCGTGTTCAAATACTTCAACTGATTTGATCCTAACTGTTGGATTAATTGGATAACGCATGTCGCCACTAGCCAAAAGTTCAGCCATCTTGTCGTATGCCATTTTAGCAAACATCTCACAGCCTACTCCTGGCACAACTCTTAAATCACAGATGCCTTGACGACGGTATGGCTCTACTTGTACACGTTCTGGCTTGCCATCGTGCTCTGGATTTGAACTCCAGCCTGACATTAGTTTGAAACGATCTAGCATTGGGTCATCTTCAGCAATTACCAAAGTATGATCAAACATGTGATCTGCCCATGCTTTGAATTCTTTGAGTCCACCAAAGTCCATACACCAGTTTTTGTCATCTAGTGTGTCGCATTCAAAGATTAATTTGATACCAATTGAGTATCCGTGTAGTGTTGAGCAGTGGCTGTGTGTGGCACGCCATTGTCTAAAACAGCATGATAAGCCGCGGTCGTTACCGTATGTTTTTGTTGAGTAAAATTTTGCCATTGTTTATCTCCTTCAGATTAGCAATGACATGCAGAGTTTATATTGCGGGATGAATGCCTAAGTCCGCATATAGTAATTATACACTTTTGCAGTGCAAGGTCAAGTTTATTGACTGGCTATTTGTCCAAAGCCATGCCACTGTCCAGGAGTACCCGAAGTAACACATATCCAACCAACGTAGTCATTGGCCTTGGGTTCTGCGTTCCAGCAAATATCCCCCATGGCATATGTGCCAGTTTGTGGAGGTTCAATATTGGTTGTGAAACGTTTGCCACCGATATTGACATCACCGTTTACACTAAAGTTCAAACTGGGGTCTGGATTGTTGATCCCAACACTTAGTTTGCCAAATACTTTTACTGGTTTGTTGTACAGTGTTTTGTCGCCAATACTGATTTGGCTAACATCACCGTACAGTATTTCGTTACTGGCAGTAGTTATCTGTACTTTGTGATTGGTGTTAATACCAGCATTGGTCAATTCCAAACTGTATACACCGTCATTGAATGATATAGTTCTAGCTGTGATGACTGCTTGATCTGCCTGTAGTGTGCCTAACAAAGTTGTGGCACCGTTTACAGTGAGATCATGTAACGAACCCACTTTGGTCAAGTTCGAAGTTACAACAGTTGAGCCCAGTGTGGTCTCATTCAAAACCATCTGCGTGTTTGCATAGTAGGCTTTGCCTTCACTAATATCAAAACTTTCAGTTGTGTGCAATCTATCTGGCCCGGCCAGCATAGTTAGCTGTCGTGTGTAGCCAGTTCCAGCCCACAGCAATCCTAGCCCGTAAATGTTTGTATCTCTTGTAGCCAAAAATTGTAAAGAATGTGTACGCTCTACCCTATTGTCTGAAACTATGTTGGTAGCAGTCAACGTTCCGTAAACACTTAAGACGCCACCGCCTTTGTACTTGTCTCCAATTTCAACTTGTCCTGTACTTTTAACAGTGACGCGAGGTATGTTGTCAGTAACTATGGCAAAGTCATGATTGCTTTCTGTGCCAATTTGTGCTTTTATAAAAGTAGGACTGCCTAACACAATGCTTATGTTGTTTTCTAAAATATTAAGAGCGGCACTTGGCTCGTCAGTACCTAACCCCAATCGATTATAGCTACTGTTAAAGTAGGCAAAGTCGCCTAGTGTAGTGTCTCCGCCAACTGTTAAGTTGACAAGTGTACCCACTGCACGTAGTTTACTATTGACAACACCATCTCCTAATCCCGAAGCAGTAAGTACAGGAACATTATCTATCTTGTATGCCTGATCATGTGCAGTATCAAACCCTACACTGGCCCATAATCGTCCGCCAGTTCTATATTGTAATTGAGCACTGCCAGTTGACCAGCTCCATGTAAAACCTTGTCCGTTTAATTCGTCTTCGGTATGGGCAATAAAGTCTGTTAAATTAGTATCGTTTTCGGTAACTAAATTACGCACATTGATAGAGTCAACAGACAATGTGCCGTTAATAGTATAGTCACCGTTGTGCTTAAATGTGCCTGTAGTATCGGCTAATTGGCTGTTGATCAGCTGTACAAGTCCGTCTTGAATAGTTAATTGGGTCATGGATAAACACTCTCTTTAGAGTATTTATCCACGGTTTGTTTACTTACTGCACTTTTAACAGTATGGTGTCTTCATTTATGCGTCCATTCATTCTAGTGTCTGTAGCATTGATGTCTTCCAAGAACTTGCGTAGTTGTACTTTGCCAGCGGCTTTGAACTCTTTGAGCTTTTCCTCGGGCTTGCGCACAGTCTTTTGAATGCTTTTGAATTCATCAAAGCCTGTGATTGTGGTACCCTTAACGCCCAGATCGTTAAACTCCGATGCAACATACTTGCCCAATTTACGAGTCTTGGTATTAAAGATCCAAAGTTCTTTAGTACCAATGATGTCAGTAGGGTTAATACTCACTAACTTCAAAGGCTCGTTGGATTTCATGAACTTGAGCTTGGAAACCAATTTGTCCTTGGGTACTACTTTGGTTTTACGTGGCTTACGGTTAACTTTGGCTTCTTGGGCCAGCATGTCGCAAGCACTCATAATCTCTTGGTAGAACGCAATCAAATTACGGATTTGCTTCTTTGTACGGTGGCTATAGCCCTCTTTAAGCTGTTCATCTGCATCACCGCTAGCCAACAGCTCCAACTCAGCTAAATCCCTGCTGTAGAGGGTTTTAATGAGTCTAGCATGGGCGGCTTTGACTTCTTTGCCCTTGAGCAAGTTCAAAACTTTGAATGCTTTTGGATCGAAGTTGTCTGGATCCGTTTGGAAACCTTCGATGGCGTCTTCCAATTCTTCAGTCATTTTGTATGCAGTTTCCTTGACACGTTCCTGAATAGTTGGCTGTACTACCAAAGTTTTAACTTCGGCAACGGCTTCTTCGTCTTTATCATTTTTACCTTGCTCAATTACGTCTACAATCTCTTTACGCAACCAAGCGGCTGTATCACGACCTTGATTGAAGTCTGCACGAACTGCGGGCATACCGCGGAGCAAGCAGGACGCAATAGCACCCATTGTAACGCTACAACGGTTGTCTTTGGTGCGCTTAAAATTGGCAATGTCTTCTTTAGTACAGTCGATACTAGTCATCCATTTGATAACTGCGGGCTTCAAATCTTTACCGCTGAATTCCAAACGGTAGTAATTCATAGCCGAATGCCAGTGGCGTTGAAATTGATCAGCAGTCATTTGCTCCACAGTGTCCCAAACTGGACTGTAGTCCTTGGGCGCCTTTGTGCGATGTGCAATAACTTGCTTTTTGGTTATACGAGTTTTGGTTGCTACTTTAGCCAATTTCAGCTCCTGTTTTGTTTAACATGTGTATATTATACTGCCAAACGCTCAGAGTGTCAAGTCCTGAATTCCCGCCAAGAAAACTTTTTCAAGGAAAGGGATTGATTTTTTGTAATCTATGTTCCTGTGGGAATCTGTGACAGATATAGTATCTAATAGAATTTTTAGATTACGTTTAGATTCTGCACTGTCGCACTTGTTATTTAATTGTTCTATGAGTAAATCTGTCTTTATTTTTAAATCTGGGAAAAATTTTAAAACTTGCGAACTAGTTTGATATTCTTTAATTTTATCAATCAATTCTTTTCTAAGCGAATCGGGTATCCAATCTATTTTAAGTTCAGACGGATAGTTTAGTAAATTGATGTTATAGGGCCACTCTTTGTAGTATGGGTATGTATCTGCATATGGTTCTAACCAATTTAGCAAATCTATAATATAAGCTATATTAAGAATATTTACAGTTATGTTTAGCACAATTTTTATATTGGAATGTTCCATATAAGATCTAGCTTTTCGAAAGTTCGATTCTACAGTATTCCAGTTAGACGGAAACCTAACATATTCTTGTACTTCGTTAGTGCCATCTATACTGGCAATCAATTCAAACTTTTTAAACTTGGGCATTGCTTGAAAGAAATTTTTATTTAGATTAGTAAAATTACTGCTAACAAAAACTGTAATGTCCTTTGCGTAATTATTATCTACACAATAATCTAGAATCTTTTGTACAACAGGATTTACCGTTGGTTCACCGCCAGCAAAACTAAGTATTTCTATGTAGGGTAGCATTGTAGTTAAGCTATTCCAAAACTCTTCAGACTCTGCCCAAGTATGCTGAGACATATTAACCCACTCAATTTCGTCAAACGGCCCTTCCCAGGTTCCAGTTTTTCCAATATTAATTTTATGTAGGCGGCCGCCAAAGAGTTTGACGCCTTTATATTTTTTACCCAGTTGCAATAACTCTTTTTCTATCTGTGACGAGTCGTATGCATTACACATGAAGCATTTTAAATTACATAAATTGCTAGGCTTCAATTCTAAAATTTTAGGAGAATACGGTGATACACCGTTGTTATCGATGGTATCTTTAACTATTTTTAAATAGTCTCTATTATTAATGTTTTCGTTGATACTTCGGACACGCATACTGGCCGGGCCATCTCTATAACAGATATTACAGCCACCAACTTGTTTACCCTGTGACATGTCATTGCGAATGCCGATAATTTTTTTGTTATTCCAAAAATTATCAATAGGATTCGTTTTATCTATAACTTCTAGTGTTGAAATAGAAGATTGTTCATCGAAGTAACAACAAGGGAGTACTGACCCGTTTGGCCTAGTGCTTAATTCTAAGTACGGATAAAAACAAAATGTATCACTATTGATTATTTCTTTTCTTAGAACATCAAGCTCGTCCATTTATAGCCTCTCTCACAACTTGCATTTCTGGAATTGTTTTGAAAATATCTTCATTTCTCAATCCATCTACTTGTCCTGATACTTGAACAAATTTCTTAGCGGCTTCCAAATTAAAGGGCTGATCCAACTCATGAAATATTTGTGTAAAGATTGAACTGATATCTGTGTTATACTTTTTATTATGGTCAAGTATAAATGCCTTTAGTTCCTTGACAGTATCATTTCTGTAGTCGTCTGGTAGAATACTCACATGATAGTGTTTGGGGTGATCTAGCAAATTGATAAAGAAATTGTTATAGTTGATATAATCATGTATCACAGGATGTCTGCGAATAACACCCAACTCAGTTAGATAGGTAATGATTTGCGGAAGGCGTCTAACATTCCATGCACCTATGGTCATGCCGGGGCGCAGGATAATGTTATCATGACTAGCCAATTCTTTTAGATTTTCTTCCAGTTTGGACCATACTGTGCCGCTACGGATCAATTCTGCACGTTCCCCAATCTCATCTAAACTGGGCCATACTTCCAGCTTGCCCAGTTGCCATTGGCTCCAATAGTCAATGATATTCTTCTTGCCGTACACAAGTGTGGAGCAATTGGTGTTATAGCTCAGCTTGACATCAAACCTTTTCTTTTCCACCAGCTTGTCTAATATTTGCCAATGTTCAGGCATGAGTAGCGGTTCACCACCTGCAAAATAAATTCTTTTGACATTGTCAATTTGATCTTCGAGAAAGTCTATGTTGGTTTTGTCTTCAATTGATCCTATGTTCCAAACTTTTTCTTGATCAGTGTAGCCCAGTTTCTTGGCATCAGGAACCCATGCACTACTGTAGCGCGGCCCGCAACTGCGACATTTGTAATTGCATAAATTGCTAAATCGAAAATCCCAATATTTTAAATCCATTTCGGTACAGGTACCATCTTCCAGTGTGATATCCGGAATCTTTTTTATTACACCAGGAAAATCTCTGTTATGATAGTGCCTACCGCTTACACCTGTTACATCTTCTTTCTTCCAGCAGGTGTCACATATCTTTGGTCGATCTCCATTAATCATTTGCTTGCGCAATGATTTCATATTTTTGCTATTCCAAATTTCTTCAATAGACTGTGTTTTAAGATCTCCAGCAAAATAATTATGATGACTGGTCAAACAGCAAGGTACCACCTTGCCATTAGGTTCAAAATTCAAGTGCATCCATGGTATTGCACATATAGTATCTTTTTTATCCATCATGTACTTATTAAGTCCAGAGTCCCTGTCTAATCTTTATTAGACGGATCATCATTTCTTCGTCTTCTTTTTCGTAGGCGGCTTCAATTTTTTGTAGTAGCCTGTGTGCCTTGTTGCTGGCTTTTTTAAGCACTGGGTCTTTGTCCCCACTGAAACTCAATCTGCCGCCATTTGCCAAACGACTGGCTTCACAGGCCGCAGTCCAGCCACTTGCATCATACGGGTCAGGACGATTGCGATAGGTCACAGTCCACCAAGTGTACAGTTCGATAATTTCTTTGGC